GTAACGGCTGCAGACGATAGCTTTAGTACTAACCCTGCTTTTAATCCAACGCAATACCTCTCGGAGTTCCCTACAAATACACGTTTTGGCACACCTGCTATCGACGCGTGTAGTAAGGGAGTTTTACCTGCTAGTGGTATGACGATTAACGTGCCGTCACTCGTTACCTCAGCAGGCGGTCAGTCAGGCGTAGCACCAGTCGTCACCGTAGAGGCTGAGGCAGGAGCAGTAGCTAATACAGGTATGGTTACAGAATATCTAACCGGTACAGTATCTAAGTACTCAGGTATGAATACCATAAGTGTAGAGCTCCTCGAGAGATCAGATCCAAATTTTTATGCCGAGCTTACTAATCAGCTACAAAATGCTTACCTTAAGACGATCGACACCACAGTACTAGCTGCTTTGATTGCAGCCGGTCAATATAGCTCGGGATGCGATGCAGATTCTGCAGGTATTATCGAGTTTGCCTCCGACTCAGCTCGTAAGGTTTACGAGGCTACGGGTTATTTTGCTAATAACTACATAGCTAATGGATCGCAGTGGCAACTACTTATGGGCAGCGTGGATACCACCGGGCGACCAATTTATTCGGCCAGTAATCCTATGAATAACGGCGGTAATGTAGGGCCCGGATCTATCCGAGGTAATGTTCTCGGCTTAGATTTGTACGTGGACAAAAACTTTACGGCTACTACTACTATTGACGATTCAGCCGTGATTCTTGCGCCTGAGGCGTTTACCGTTTACCAGAGCCCTCAAGCTTATATGAGCGTAAACGTCGTATCCAATCTGCAGGTACAAGTAGCGATTTATGGTTATATGGCCACTATCGCAAAAATGCCTAAGGGTATCGTTAAGTTTAATCTCAACTAAAAAACCTAATAGTCGGTAGGGCTCTTAGCCCTTTGAGCCCTACCGGCCTCTTTTAAGATAGGAGTAAAAGATGCCGGCTACATACGTAACCGAGGCTGAGCTACGCGCTAATCTCGGTATCGAAAACCTTTACTCCTCCGACATAGTCGAGACGTGTTGCCAAACTGCTCAGGATCTACTCAATCAGTTTTTATGGTTCGACTCAGCTCCAGTAGTAGGAGTAACGCTACAAAATAACGTAGTTACTGCGATGATCGCTAACCCGATGATATTTACTACGGGCCAGAGCGTAACCTTGAGTGGATGCGGCTCAACCTTTAACGGCACCTACACGATTACCGGCACGATGCCGTGGAGCGCAGGTACGGTTAATCAGATCCCTAGCCTTATTATAAATCCCTATAGTTTTAATTGGCCTAATGGTTTTAGCTTTATCCAATATGCTAAAACTGCAGCTAATGTTAATTTCCAACGCGTACTACCTTATGGCTCAGCCGTAGGAGCAGATACAAAAACTAACTCATACGCTACGACTCCGGCTATCCGTGAGGCAGCGATGATCCTTGCCGTAGATATTTTCCAAGCTCGCCAAGTCTCACAAACTGGCGGCGTAACGATCGACGGCTTTAGTCCTAGCCCTTATCGTATGGGTAACTCAATGATCGGCAAGGTAAGAGCTTTGTTAGCCGGCTACCAAAATCCTAACTCGATGGTGGGCTAAAGATGCCTGCCGCGATTACTACCCTACGCGCTAATCTAGCTACGGCTTTAGCTAATGCGAGCTCGTGGAATACGTACAGTTTTCCACCTCCAACTATTACGGCTAATAGCGTAATCGTCGTACCCGATGAGCCTTACATAACACCGAGTAATAACACGTACGCCACTATTTCACCTATGGCAAACTTTAAGATTATTTTGACGGTGCCAATGCTAGATAATCACGGCAACCTCAACGGGATCGAAACCCTAGCGGTAGCAGTATTTAATAAACTAGCTACCTCAAATATCGTAATGAATGTTGGCAGTATGTCGGCTCCTACCGTACTAGACGTACAAAGTGGGACCCTGCTTACGGCCGATTTCCGTATCTCAATTCTCACGAGCTGGAGCTAACTAATGCCATATACAGAGGATGACCTCAAGTTTTTGCGAAAGATTGGGCAGATCGTAGACGAGCCTGCACCGGTTAAAGTAGCAAAAGAAAAACCAACCATAACTACAAACGAAAGCGAGGAATAGGCTAATGGCTATATTCTTATCTAATGGAGTGGTCGTAACCCTTAACTCGGTAGACCTTTCAGATCACGTAACAAGCGCAACTATTAACCGCGTATTTGAGGAGCTCGAAGTTACAGCGATGGGCGACGATGCTAGAAAATACGCTAAGGGCCTAGAGACTTCTACCGTCACTCTAGATTTCTTAAACGATACTGCAGCTAGTGAAGTTTTACAGACCTTGCAACAGGCTTGGGGTACTACAGTGCCTCTAACCTTAAAGCAGACAAGCGCGGTGGTATCGGCTGCTAATCCTGAGTATCAGACTACAATTCTAGTTAATAACACTACAGATATTAACGGCGCAGTAGGAGATATTTCTACTCAATCGATTACGTTTACTTGTAACTCAAAAATAGTACCGGATACCACACCATAACCAACTAACAAAGGGGCAACAAATGGCACGACTCAAAATAACAAGGGCTAACGGGGACGTAACTGAGCATCAAATTACGCCTCGTATCGAGTGGGCCTTTGAGCAGTACGCAAAAAAAGGTTTCCATAAAGCCTTTAGAGATGACGAGATGCAGACCTCGCTCTATTGGTTATCGTGGGAGTGCTTACGCACTAGCGGCGAGGTAGTAAAACCTTTTGGCGCTGATTTTCTCGATACGTTAGTAAAGGTTGAGGTACTAGACGACGAGCCTTTAAGCTAGGGCGAGACTCCCTTACCTATCAGGTAGCCGCGCTATCTATTAGGCTAGGGATCTCGCCTCAGTCAGTTCTCGATCTTGATACGACAATGTACAAGATGTTAATACAAGTGTTAAACGATCAAGCGGAGGAGGTTAAGCGTTATGGGAGTAGAAATAAAAGGCGTTAAGACCACTCTTAAAGCTATACGTAAAGTAGATCCCGAGCTGCTCAAAGAAATGCAAAAGCAAATCAAAGCGGCGATGGTCCCTATTCGAGACAAGGCTAGAGGTTATGCTCCCTCACCTCAGCCGGATAACCTTTACGGCTGGAATGAAAATACCGTAGGCCAAAAGATAACAGCTCGTAACTCGGCTTTTAGAACTTTTAACGATGAGGGCCGAGTACGCCTATTCCCTCTTTATGATTACGAGACCGTCAAAAAAGGTATTTACTATAGCTCTGGCGGCAGCGATAAGAATAAAAACGGCTGGCGAGCTTTGTTTTTTGTAGCTAATAGATCGGCCGCCGGTGCTATCTATGAGACTGCAGGCCGAGCAGGGACTACCTCACGTAAAGGTTATCGTTCTAATAACCCCGGGGCAGGCGATCACTTTATAAGTCGTATGGGCCCTCTCTATGGCGACAAGCGCGAGGAGCGCGGCCGTATGATATTTAGAGCGTGGTACGAGGATCAAGGTAAAGCTCAAGCTGCAGTAATTAAAGCTATAGAAAATACTATTAACGCCTTTAATAAGGGCTCATACACAAAGGCGGCATAATGGTAAGCAAACTGCCGAGTATGGTCGTAAGTGCCGTTACTACTTTTGACGGTAAAGCCCTTGCTAAGGGCAAAAAAGAAATCTCAGCCTTTGAGAAAGGCGCAAAAAAAGCCGGTCTAGCTCTTGCCGCTGCTTTCAGTGTACAAGCTATTGTTAAGTTTGGTAAAGACTCGGTAAAGGCTTTTGCAGAAAATGAAAAGTCAGCTAAGCGTTTATCTATTGTTGTAAAAAATCTAGGGCTTGCTTTTGAGACCCCAATGATCGAGAAAAACTTAGATGAAATATCTGCTAAGTATGGCATACAGGGAGAAGTACTACGCGAGGCTTATCAAAAACTTATCACGGCCACGGGCTCAGCTACAAAATCTCAAGATTTATTAAACTTATCTCTTGATGTATCCGCCGGATCAGGTGAAAATCTAGTATCCGTAAATCAGGATCTCGCCGCGCTATATGTAGGTAATACTAAGGGCCTAAAAAAATATAATCTTGGTCTCTCGCAAGCTCAATTAAAAACGCTTAAGTTTGAGGATGGGGTAAAACTACTTACACAGACTTTTGCCGGAGCAGCTAGTGCAGAATTAACTACCTTTGACGGTAAATTAAGAGTATTGGCCGAGGCTGCAGATAGCGCACAAGAGTCAATCGGTGAAGGGTTAGTAACCGCTTTACAGATATTAGCCGGTGAAGGTAACACGGTCCAACCTTTAGCTGATTCTATGGCAGATTTTGGTACGTATGTAGGCGATGCGATTATAGGTACTGGTCTACTCATAGATAAGTTAAAAAAGATTCCCGGTTTTGATAAAGCCGGTAGTCCTGGCATAGCTTCTCAAATTGCACTCAGTACTAATCCTTTAGTGGCAGGTATTTTGGGATTAAAAAAGGCGACCGATGAGCTAAGTGCAGAAGGCGCAAAATATAAAGCGGCACGTGCTCCAATAAGTCAAGGTTATTTAGGATCTATGCCAGTAGGTATTTATCCAAGTGCGGCCGAGGAGGCCAAGCGTAAAAAGGCTGAGGCAGATCGACTTAAACTCGCTAAAGAAAGAGCCGCTTTAGATAACAAAGCAGCTAAAGCAGAAAAGCAAAAAGTAGCTTTAACTAAAGCAGCCGCGGTTTTTGATAGCACTAGGATCTCACTAGCTGCAGCTCTTAAAGCTACATACGACAAAGAAACACGTTTACGCCTTGAGGCTCTTATGCTGATTGAGCAAGATAAAGGCGATGAGGCTCTTAAGAAAATTAGCGAGCTTGCAGCGTTACAGAAAAACGCAGACCTGCAGCGACTAGCAGGGGTAGATACAATTAGTAACGCTACCCTTGCCTCTCTTAATACTCAGCTACTCACAGAGCTAAAGGTTATTAACACTAGCAAAATGGCCGAGGGCGATAAAGAGCTTGCACGCGAGGAGGCGTTTAAGAAATATAACGCCGCGATTACGGCTGCCGGTACCCTATCTGCTAAAGAGTCTTATAACGAGCGCGTACAGATCCAACTAACCGAGATTGCTCGCCTTGCAGCCCTAAGTAAAACTACAAGTGCTACTAATACGGCTAACCTATTACTAGAGTCTGCCGAGCTTTCTATGATCGAGCGAATAGCTAAGGCTCAAGCCGAGGCCGATTCTGCACGTCTAAAGGCTCTTGGCGATTATGCAAAAGCTCTAAGTGGGCTTGGCACTGGCGTAGATTTTGGCGGTAACAAGATCGGTACCCCGGTCCCTAATTTTGTACCTCCTGCTTGGGTAAAAGATATTTCTAATATAGGCAGAACGGCAAGCAACGGCTCTATGTCCTTTTTTGATCCGGCACCCGTCGGTATAACCTCAGGCGGTAGCGGCGGTAATCAGACCGTCGAGGTTACAATAAACACAGGTATTGGAGATCCTGAGGCAATAGCTCGAGCAGTCGAGGATCTACTTAACCAATCAAGCTACCGAGGCACCTCGACTAACCGAGGCTCAGGCAACTACATACTATGACGTGGCTACCTGAGTGGAAAATAATCGTAGGGACTACCGTTTACAATAATGTCCTAGCCGTTAATCTTGCTACGGGCCGCGATGGTATCGACCTACAGTGCAACGCAGGATATGCACGTATGGAAATTATTAACTTAGATAACTCAGCGTTTGATATTGACGTAACCGATTCCCTTACTCTCGAGCTTAAGAATAGTGCCGGCGTATACGTACCGGTGTTTGGCGGCGAGGTATCCGATTTCGGTATCTCGGTAAGATCGCCTGAGGAGACCGGGTTTATAACAATCGGTAATATATTGGCCGTAGGATCTCTAGCCAAGCTAACTAAAGCCCTTTTTCCCGATGCCTTAGCTAAGGATGAGGACGGCAACCAGATTTACGACATATTAAACGAGCTGCTAATTAACTCGTGGTTTGAGGTAGCACCGGCTTTACAGTGGTTTAACTATGACCCTACGACTACGTGGGCTAATGCAGAAAACGTAGGACTAGGCGAGATAGATCAGCCTGGACTCTACGAAATGATTTCTCGATCAGCTGATCCGGCTAGTAGTTATAATCTCTGCGCTCAAATAGCACAAAGCGCACAAGGGCAGATATACGAGGATAAGGCCGGGCGAGTCTGCTACGCCGACACAGATCACCGCACCGCCTACCTATCGGCTAACGGCTATACGACTATCTCGGCTAACTACGCTATACCCTCTACGGTTAAGACGATTTTACAAATAGGCAAAATACGTAACTCTTTAGTATTTAATTATGGCAATAATTACAATAGCCAAGCTACCGACCTCGATGCCGACTCAATCGCTAACTATGGCCGCTATCAGCGCAGCGTTACGACTAACCTACATAACCTAGCCGACGTAAATATTCTTATGGAGCGAGAGCTAGGGCTACGAGCGATACCTCGAGAGCAGCTACAAAGTATTACCTTTAGGCTTGATAACTCAGAGCTACCCGATGCCGAGCGAGACAAGCTTATAAATGCCTTTTTTGGCGAGCCGATAGTAATAAACGATCTACCAATAAATATGTTTAACGGCTCTTTTAACGGCTTTGTAGAGGGGTACGCTATTAAAGCTACCCCGGGTTATGTCGATCTAACCCTTACTCTAAGCCCTACAGATTTCTCACTGGTCGCGCCACAGTGGGCAACAGTTACCCCACCATCCCTAATATGGACGGGTGTAAATGCTACTCTTATCTGGCAAAATGCTTTTGGAGGTTTAACCTAATGGCAACTACTACGCCTAATTTTGGATGGCCGGTACCTACGTCTACCGACCTAGTTAAAGATGGTGCTACCGCTATCGAGGCTCTCGGTGACTCTATCGATGCCTCTCTACTTGATCTTAAAGGCGGCACTACCGGACAAGTCTTAGCAAAAAACTCTAGTACAGATATGGATTTTATCTGGACTGAACAGGACGATACGACCTTAAGTTTTAACGCGCAGACCGGTACTACATATACTTTAGTAGCTAGCGATCTTGGCAAAATGGTAACTCTATCTAATGCTAGTGGTATTACTCTCACAGTGCCGCCCTCAGTTTTTAGTAGTGGTAATATCATAAATATCCAACAATTAGGCGCAGGGCAAGTAACACTAGCGCAAGGCGCAGGCGTAACTATTACCTCAACAGGATCAGGTACAGGCGGCAACGCTCCAAAATTGAGAGCTCAGTACTCGGCTGCCTCGATTTTATGTACGGGTAGTAATACGTTTACCGTGATTGGTGATATTGCGTAATGACTCCAATCATTCTCGGAGTGATGGCTTCTCAAAATTATCCAAGAAGCTTTACCGTAAATTACCTAGTGATCGCAGGCGGTGCAGCTGGCGGCCAATCTAACGGCGGTGGCGGCGGTGGCGGTGCTGGCGGATATCGCTGCTCTGTATCAGGTGAGTCATCAGGCGGTGGCGGTGCGGCCGAGACACCATTAACAATTACTAAAGGCGTTTCCTATGGATTGACTGTTGGAGCTGGCGGCGCAAAAGGCGGATCCGGTAACTTTAATGGAGCAGCTGGTAGCAATTCTATTTTTGCAACAATTACATCATCCGGCGGCGGTGGCGGTGGAGTTGATAACGGCGCAGGTAGTGCAGGCGGCTCAGGCGGCGGTGGCGGTGGAGCTGGTGCAGGTGGTAGTGGCACTACAAATCAAGGCCGAGCAGGCGGTCTCGGTATTACCGACAGTGCCACCTATCGATCCTTTGGCGGCGGCGGCGGTGCATCTACTGTAGGCGCAGATGGCGGTGCATCAAATGCTGGAGCAAATGGCGGCAATGGAGTTGCATCTTCCATTACAGGCTCAAGCGTTACACGCGCAGGCGGTGGAGCAGGTGGTCAAATCACGGGCGGCACAGGCGGCTCAGGCGGCGGTGGTAATGGTGGCGATCGTTCCAACGATGGCGGCAACGGCACAGTGAACAGAGGCTCAGGTGGCGGTGGTAATGGACGAATTTCTCCGACAGGTGGCAATGGTTCAGGTGGATCTGGCGTAGTTATCCTTAAGTATCCAGATTCTGTAACGGCAACATTCTCTGGTGGAGTAGTCCAATCTACAGCGAGCGCCGGAGGTTTTAAGGTCTCAACAATTACAGCCGCAGGCGTATCCGATACAGTAAGTTGGGCATAATGGCACACTACGCATATTTAGACGAAAATAATATAGTTACTCAGGTAATCGTAGGCAGAGATGAAAATGATTTAATTGACGGCGTTACGTCGTGGGAAAAGTATTACGGCGCAGTTCGCACTAGCTATAATGGAAATATACGTTATAACTACGCTGGGATTGGCTATACATAC